GCCAGTGTTGTTAGTTGCATAGTGCTCTCCTATTAAAGTAAGACGTTGGCGTTCTTCACAGCCCACTGCATGAATGCCTTGGTGTTGCGAATCTCGGGCTTGAGTTTCTGTGCATCGAAGATACACATCACTTGGAAGTCAGCAGGCATGCGGTCAACATACTCAGCGACTCGATCAAAGTTATCCTTGGATACTTTGTGTGCTAATGCACCAGTTAACGCATACAGAACTGCAGGGTCACTTGGCACATTCGATTTGCTTGGGTTCAATAAGATGCCATCAATGTTTGGCAGGTTCTCAAAGATACGCTTGAAGCCTGTGTACTCAGCCGCTGCACCCTCACCCACACAGCCTGCAATGTTGCTGAAGTAAAGATCAGATGGAAGCGCAGTGTCCACCTGATTGGCAAACTCCCAAGTCCGTGGTGTTGGATTGATGTTGCGGTTGGGGTCGAAGTCAGACAGCAAGTTGGGTCTGAAGCGAATGAACTGTATGAGCTCAACTGCGATGTTGTTCTCCAGTGCCCATGCACACCAGTCGTCTAGGTTCTCGTCATACTGCAACTCTTGCATACGATTGGATAGCTTGGTAGTCATGCGATTGGCACCAGACTTGTCCGCTGTACGATTACCTGATGCAATGATGTGTAGCTTGGGGTGCAATGCCAACTCGCCAGCATACTGGTCCAAGATGACACGACACATTGGGTTCTGCATCGGTTGGGGTGCATCGGACAGCTCCTCGATAATCAATGCACATGGTTGGTCAGTCCCATCGTCACGGATACGATAGAACTCAGGCATTGGTATCCACTTGGCTACATCGCCATCGACACGAGGCACACCCATAATGTCCACTGGGTCACGCAATGATGGATTGAACTCCGTCACGCGGTCAGGTGAGATGCCAAGTTCCTTGATGATGTCACGACAGAGGGCTGACTTGCCGCCACCGGGTTTGCCAGTGATATAGGGAACAAGTCGGTTACCCTTGGCGAAGTTAGCTAGGACAGATCGTTTGATATCTGAATATTTCATGAGTTTGCTTTCATTAAGTTGTGCCCGAAGGCGTTGAGATATGCACAAGTTCTACGCTTGTGTTCCAGATGATTGGGTAGTTGAGGCTCACAGTGTGAGCTCGGAGAGGCTCACTAAAATTTAGCGTATACCTATTGCTTCCGCCAAACCGTTAGTGACTTTGGTTGAACCTATGTTTGACTCGAATGACTTTCCACAGTTCTTCAAGTTGGGGCATGATTGATTCGTATGCCGCGTTGTTTCGTTCTACGGTCTCCAGTAGAACAAGTCCAGTAAGAGAACTAGTATTGCTACTGCGAGCAGTGCTCGCTCGAACTTCTCCCATTTCGTGTGCATGATTTGCCTCCGTGATAGGTGATTGATGTACTCGTGCTCTTGCTTTGGCACGCTCTTCTTGTTCATATTGTTCTGCTCGTCTGTTCATGGATACTTCCTTAGCCCTCGGATAAATGAGCCGCCATTGCGTTCATTGATGTACGCTAGTTTGATTGTCAATCCTTTGGCTTCCATTGCGTTCATGAAGGTTGCCATGTCGCAGTCCTCCTCTAGGTATACATCATTGCCTCTAATATAAGAGTAGTGGCTAATTTTATCTGCGATGCCAAGTTCTTTGAGTTCGTCTAACTTGACATGCAACCAGCCGTGTCCTGGATCGGAATAGAAGTCATAGGTAAGTTGTGTGATTGTGGTCATAATAGTCTCGTTATCTTCCAAAGTTGATTCCATGTTGCGAACTTGCCATGCATGTCATAGTAGCGATACGCTTCGCACACTACGCACCCTTGCTCGTATGATTTGCATCGGTTACCGATGCTTGGCGGTCCGCCCGTCTTACGATAGGCTTTGCGTTTAAGTCGTCTGCTTATATTCATTTGCCTCCCTTGTGGCTTGAGTTGAGATTGACGAGTAGCGACATGTCAGTCACCACGATGTAGTTTGATTTGGGCATGGGCACGATGGTGTGCTTGCGTTCTTTGGCGAGCTTCTCACCACATGCCATACAGGTTGGCCTTGGATTGCGTGCTCGGTGTGGCTCTACCCTGACTGCATAACAGCAGGTACATATGGGCAGATGTTCTTCATTCATTGCGGTTCTCTATGATTAACACGACAATGCCGCTCAGACAGAAGCCTGAGAACATAAGGAATAAGTTATTCAATGGTATGGATGTGTCAGACCAACCAAAGAACAGAGACACGCAGAACATTAGAGTGAAGCCAATGGGGTACAGGATTGATGGCATGTTAGTGACTCCTAACTTGTTTATAGTATTCACGCAATGCTGACTCAGGGTCATCAGCGTCCATGGGATTGTCGACTCCGCTGAATTCAAAGACATAAGGTGTGTCATCAAGTGGGTCGGTGTAGTTGGGTTCGATGATTAGGCTGTCCATTTCCAAGTACATGAGTTGTGTGTGTTTCATGGTGTTGTCCTAAGTTAGTGAGTGTTTTGCGTTTGAATATTCCGACAATATTCTGTTTGTCAGATGGTGTGGAATATTCATGTTAGTGGTTCCTTACCTACAAGTCTGTGTGGTTGACACACAAAATCGATGCTGTATGTATATACAGGTAGAATTTTCAAATATTCCGTGAAAGTCTGAGGGTCAGACAGGTTTTATGAGATGTATGTGTAATGAGATCATTAGACACATTGATACACATGAACACGTGCTCGCGTGTGTGTGCATATTTATATGGAATATTTGAAAATTTGAAAATTCAATTAAGATTGCTTAATGAAATCAACAACTTATGAATTTTCCAGACAATATTCCGTGGTGACCCACTGGAATATTCATTTCGTGCGGAATGTGATGGTGGCGCGAACCAACTTGGAATACTTAGTCAGTCGTGTTGGGTTGTGTGATTGAAGTGCAGTAAGGCGACAGTTGGCTGAACGATACGGCTCAGGTGGCAAGCCACCTTGAACCTTGCGACCAACCTCACCATCGCGGAGTCGTGGCATTGGGGCAATGTGAACTCCGAGTGGCAAGATATGGGTTGTCATAATTAAGCCTCAACTACATCAGATGTGTCAGACTCAATGATGCGCTCGACCAAGTTGAACATGAAAGCCTTTTGACCTTTGAGTTCAGCACCCTTCAAGAGTACAGCAGATTGCACAGCAGAACACAAGCTGACAAGGTTTGCACGATTCATTGGACCAGTTGCAGGAACCAGACCCATAACATAGGGTTGAGCTGACTTAGGCACCAATGTGTCGATAATGTCGCGAGCCAATGGGCGGAATTGACCATTTTGCAGTTGCTTCAAGTAGATAGCGTTAGCCAATGTTTTGCGTGAAGCTGAGTCAGCAAAGGCAATGGCGCGAGCCAGTGAGCCAGTGCGTTCAGGCTTTTTGACGGACATTGTGAATGAAGCAGATGCGTCAATGATTGTGATTTCGTTCATGAGATTTCTCCAGTAAGTTAGTTTCAAGTAATGCACTACACCATGCAATGCACTACTCAAAACCTTCCCGCCGCGTTATGCCGTTCGCGTTTACACCATGCCCTTGCGGGTTTAGGTGATGCGGGAAAGTAAACCAATATATAAATTTTTAATGATCAAAACATCCATACCGATGCGTTGCGTTTGACCGACCACTTGACCCCGATACCATGACGGCATGAAGCACGAAGTGAGCGACACAATGAACCGATATTGCTTGTTAAAGAGCGTGGAGTTGAGGGATACGATGCCCTACACTATGGGTTTTGAGACGACAAGGTGGGTCGGGTGGGTGGGTGGACCAAATGGATTCAAAGGGGGCCGCCATCTTTACCTGTTGCTCATACAACAAGTCCTATTTTTACTAACATACACACGTTAGCCACACCTTTTAGATACCACTTGACAACCCCCACAAAACCCATAACATACACACCATCATCAACCCAAATGGAGTTCACCATGGCTACTAAGAAAATGAATCCTTTCAAAGGTCCAGAGACCAAGAAGAACGAAGCGGCTGAAAAGAAAATGACCAAAGGCAATCCAAAAGCCTATGCAGCCATGGAAAAAAAGTATGAAAAAGAAATGCCCAAAAAAGGCATGAAGAAATACTGATGGCTACGAAACCTGGCTTGTATGCCAATATCCATGCGAAGCAAGAGCGGATACGAAACGGCTCTAAGGAAAAGATGCGTTCTGTTGGAAGTAAGGGCGCACCAACCAAACAAGATTTCATTAAGTCTGCTAAGACTGCAAGGAAAAAATAATGGCTACTAAAAATTGGATTCAAAGCGCAATCAAAAAGCCTGGACAGTTGCATAAAGATTTGGGTGTCCCCCAAGGCAAAAAGATTCCAGCTAAGAAGTTGGAAGCTGCAGCTGCTAAAGGCGGTAAGGTTGGTCAACGTGCACGTTTGGCTGAGACGCTCAAAGGCATGAAGAAGTGAAGCGTTACAACTTCCATTTACCCGAGCCCCTGTTGGAAGCCCTACGGGCCGAGTCAGCACGCACGGGTATTAAGTTAGCTGAATTGATTCGTATAGCTTTAATGGAGTACATGAAGAAATGAATGAGGACTTGATCCATCAGAATCATTCAGAATTTGCTCTGGCTTCAACGTCAGCAGAACCTCATGTCACTTTAGATATCCCGCCCCAGCTAGTCTGGGAGTGTGCTGCAGGTCTTGAAGACCCAATGGTGATTGCATCCAGGTTTGGTTTTGAAGGCGACAAGTGGGAGCGTTTATCGCAGTGGGACCCATTTATCCTTGCAGTTCAGTCACAGCGTGCGGAATTTGCGAGGAACGGAATAACATTTCGCCTTAAAGCAGGTCTAATGGCCGACGAGATGATGAGCCTAATGTTCAAGCAGGCTATATCAAACGACAGTACGATCTTGCAAAAGATGTCTGTATTCAATAGCCTAGTGGACGTAGCTGGCCTCAAGCCTGATAAAAAGCAAACAGAAGTAGCTACAAATGCTGCACCGAAGTTCAGTATCACGATAAACTTCCCTAACCAGCAACCCACACCAGTGACAATAGATGGCTAATCTTGTATATACACCGCCGATATCAGTAGTCCCATTTTTATCGTCGGACAAGTTTGCCAACTTCATCGTAGGGCCTGTGGGTTCCACCAAAACAACAGCAAGTCTTATCAAGATTGGTTACGAGGCAAAACGAGTTAAAGCCAGCCCCGATGGCATCCGCAGGTCACGCTGTGCTGTGATTCGTAACACCCGTCAGATGCTCTGGGACACGACGATTCCAGACTTTTTGAAGTGGTTTCCAGACGGCGAAGCAGGCTTGTTGGAAAAAACCAACAGTAAATTTTTGCTTAAGTTTGACGACGTTGAGTGCGAGATTCTGTTTCGTGGACTTGATGATGCCAATGACGTTAGACGTCTTTTGTCATTGCAGCTGACATTTGGTGTAATGGACGAGTTTCGTGAAATTAACCCCGATATTTATAACGCATTGACTGGTCGTCTAGGTAGATACCCTGATAAAACCATGAACGGCGTGGGTGCCTGCACGGATGACGGCAAGCAGATTCACAAAGTGTGGGGCGCTACCAACCCACCCGATGGCGATACGTTTTGGGAAAAGCTCTTGACAGAGCCGCCAGACAACATGCACGTGACCATCCAGCCATCCGGTCTGTCTCAAGAAGCTGATTGGGTGCAATTTTTGCCGGACGGATACTACGAAAACTTGTGCGAGGGTAAAAGTGAAGACTGGATCGACGTCTATGTTCACGGAGAGTTTGGTAAGTCGCTCTCGGGTCAGCCGGTTTTTCGGGCCTTTAACCGTGACGTACATGTCGCTAAGCAGGCGCTCAACCACATTAAATTACAGACTCACCCACTTATCATTGGTATGGACTTCGGGCTCACCCCCGCGTGTACGATCAATCAGGTGGACGCACAAGGTCGACTACTTACCTTCGCAGACTTAGTTTCGGACGGTATGGGGACACTGAGGTTTTGCCGTGAGAAACTTAAACCGCTGTTGGCTAATCGATTTCCGGGGATGAATGTGCTGATTATTGGCGACCCAGCAGGGCAGCAGAGGGCGCAGACAGACGAGAGATCAGTGTTTGATATCTTGCGTCAAGAAGGTTTCAGGGTCATCTCGGCTAAATCAAACAGTGTTGTGGCACGTATTAATGCAGTCGATAAGATGCTCACACGTACGGTAGATGGCAAACCAGGTCATCTAATTGATCCGTGTTGTACAAATTTAATTGCTTCCCTTCGCGGCGGATATAGGTATAAAATCCGACAGAACGGCGAGGCTGATGATAAGCCCGAGAAAAACTCGCATTCCCACATTGCTGATGCGCATCAGTATGCATGTTTACATGCGGATGGAAACGTAACCGGGGATACGTGGCAGAGGAAAGCCGTAGAAGTTAAACGCGTCGATTACGCGTGGACTTGACACATTCCAGATTATTGGTAAGGTAGCACTATGCAACTTGGCTTGAACATGACGAATTCTGCCGCGCCGGGGACTATCTCGGCGGGTGGTGGCCTTGTCACTATTAAATCGCTCAGAGCGATGGCAGATGAACGTGCAGCAGCGCAGCAAGCCAATTCACAGCCTGTTGTTCAAGCGTTAAACGGATACATTCGCAAGCAGTGGATGTCATCCATGATGGCCAAGCAGATGACTGCTGAGATTAAGATGCTCAAGTCAGTGCGTGCACGTCGCGGTGAATACGACCCAGACAAATTAGCACAATTGCGTGAGCAGGGCAGTTCGACCATCTACATGATGATTACATCGAACAAATGCCGTGCAGCATCGAGCTGGCTGCGTGATACGCTGGTTAC